CCCGCAGGAGATTTATATATTAGACCAGCCAGAACTTAGCAAGGCTAAAAATGTCTGGCGCTGGAACCTTGCAGGGCTGGGGCATAGCAGCACAGGAGTAAACGGCAAATTTACTACAGCAATAACAGCAGACGGGCAAATAGTAGCAAACTTTATTACCGCGGGCGAGCTCACGGGCGCAATACTTAAAGCGGGCACAGTGTACGCAGAGGCGCTAGACGTGGAATACAGGAACGCGGTAACAAAGCACGCGGACGACGCCGCAAATAAGGCGTACGAGGACAGCTTAAGCAAGATACAAACGACAGCCGAAGAGATTACCCTATTGTGCAAAAAAATAAGCGAAACGGCTATGCACAATTACGCAGCAGACTTTACGGACGATTTAAGCGCGCCGTGGTACGCAAGCTCGGCAAACAATGTAGTAGAAAGCAGTACAACGCTTGGAAGATATGCGAAAATAGTAAAAGCAAGCGCAAATTATAGCAGTTACATACGCTGCGACACAAAGAAAACGCCCGCAGGCACTTACAGGGTACGTTATAAAGCGGCGACCATAGCAGGGCAGGAGAATACAGCACGCGTACAATGCGGCTTTAAGACAACAGCAACAACGGCGGCAGGTGCGTTAAAATCGGACGAGTGGACAACATTCGAGCGCGATATAGAGTTAAGCAGCGACTACGACGGCTATATATATTTTTATGCGACAGTATCGGGCACAACAGTATTAATTAAAGACGTGGAAGTGCTGGGGCTACTACGAGATTACGCAGAGGCGCAGCTTACAGTAAATGCAGATAACATTACAGCAGAGGTTAAAAGGGCGCAGGACGCAGAAAAAGAGCTAAAAGCGTCCATAAAGGTAAATGCAGACAATATTACGAGCTGCGTAACAAAAGATAACGTAGGCAGCTACATAACACAGTATTACAACAACGTAATAGTAGCATTTAACAACAGCAGTAAATATGTACAGCTAAAAGCAGGCGAAATAAATATTTACAATGGCAAAGTGGACGCGGAGCACCTACGTAGCCGCTTTGATGAAGTCGGTAATAGATTTTGGCGAGATAATTATTACGTCGGCTGTATAGGTACGAACCAATGGAGCGGCAACAATGCGCATAAGGGCTTAGTATTTGATTTGGAGTATCAAGGTAAGTATATGGCGTGGGCTAGACAAGCAGAGGCGCAAAGCGGCAGCTATACTACTGTATTATGCTATTCCAGAGCAAACAGTATATACACAGATGAGGGCTTACATTTAGGGGCTAAGTTGTACGCGCACGGGTTCGAGATAAACGGCGCAAATCACAAAAATAGTAGCGCAAACGGCTATACAGTAGCGGATAACAAAAGAGTAAGCATAATAACAGAGATACACGACAACGGCAATGGTACTATAGGCTGGACAACCTCGAGCATAACAGTACGAGACGGGGCAATAACAGGAGTACCAGAGGGCAGCAGCAGTATTTAGAAAGAGAGGCGTAATATGGCAACAACAAAAGAAGAAAACAGGCGCGACAACTTAATTATACCAATGGGCGACGAACCCAAAACAGAAGAGCAGCCGACAAACACTACAGAGAGTATGCAGTTATTAACAACAGAGGCACTAGCAGCTATGCAGGCGGCTATAAGGGGGTAAAAGAAAATGCCACAGGAAGAAAAGCAGGAAACAAAAGAAACATTACAGGAAGAGCAACAGGCAGAACCAAAAGCGCCGACAATTAGCGCAGAGCTGCTTACAGCCGCCCGCGGAGATATGACACTTGCAATACTGGAAGTACAGAGAGCCTACGGGCTGCCAGCGTACATTACAGACGTAATAGTAAGCGCCTGCCTGTCCGATATAAGGGACTGCGCAAATAAGGAGCTTATAAGCAAATAAGCGAAAGGAGTAATTAACAATGGCTATTATGAACACACAGAGCATAAAAGTACCGATAGACAGCGCGCCGCCGTTTGAGTACATTATAGCCAAGCAGGGCGAAATATCCAGCCGACAAGTAGAGGTAACGCTACTACAGAACAACGCCGTATACACAATACCGAGCGGAGTAACGGCGCGTGTAAAATACTATAAGCCAGACGGCAACAAGGTAATAAACGACTGCACAATAAGCAATAACAAAGTAATAGTAACATACACGCAGCAGATGTTAGCGGCAGCAGGCACAGGCTTTGCGGAAATACAGTTATACAACGGCTCTAGCGTACTGGTAAGTGCGACATATTATACTAAAATCGCAGAGAGTGTATATACGGACGATATAGAGAGCACGGACGAGAGCACGAGTTTAACAAAATTAATTATAGAGACAGAACAGGCAAGGGACAGCGCACAGGCAGCAAGAACGGCAACCGAAAAAGCTACAGACAATGCCAACACAGCTACAAGCAACGCAAACGCGGCTACGAGCAACGCCACGAACGCAGCAAACGCAGCCAATAAAGCAGCAACAGCAGCAAATAACGCAGCAAGCGCAGCAGACACAGCGAAAAAAGCAGCCGACGAAGCAACCACAAACGCAAAGAGAGAAACAGAAAACGCGAAAAACGCCACGAGCGCAGCAAACGGGGCAGCAGGAAACGCGAACACGGCAACCACAAACGCGAACAACGCAGCCAACGCGGCGACAGCAGCAGCAAAGACAGCACAGGACGCAGCGGCAGCAGTCTACACCGACAGAAACTACAATTTACTTGTAAACAGCGACGGCGCAGTAACATTTATGTATAACGAGCAGTAAGAAAGAGAGGCAATAATGGCAGTACAAAGCATTGATTTACCACGCGATACAACTATGAAAGATATAGCGGCGAGCCTGCGAGCAATAGCAGGCTTTACAGCCGCAGACCTCGTTACTATGAAACAAGTAAAGGCTATCGTAGAGGGTAAAAAAGAAAAAGAAGTATTTACAGTAGGCGACCAGATTACAGTACCTTGGACGGATAAGGCAACAAATGTAACATACGCGGCAGTTATGGACGTTGTACATTTTGGAGACGTAGAGCTCAAGGACGGCGAAACCACAAACGCTATGTTTTTACAATGGCATTACTGTACGCCGTTCGGGGTGCAGTATGACGCGCCAGAAGCAGAGGTAGCAACAGAGGCGACCTTTAGCGCAGAATACAATTATTACACAAAAAACAGCGACGGCAGCTTTAGCCTTGCGGCTGTAACGATAGGCGGCGCTATTCCTGCGGGCACAACATATTACCACAGCGCCATTAAAGACACGAGCGGCAATATCTGTAGATATGGTTACAACCGCTGGAGCCATAGCGCTATGAGACAGTGGCTTAACAGTAAGGCGAGCGTTAATGCTTGGTGGACTGCGCAGCATAAGGGCGACGTTAAGCCCGCAGAACTTGCGACAAAGGCAGGCTTTTTAACAGGATTTGACGACGATTTTTTAAGCTGCTTAACACCTATTAAAATTGTAACAGCGCCGAACACCATAAGCGAGCCAGACAAGAGCACAACAACAGAGATTACATACGATAAAATCTTTTTACCAAGTATGGAGCAAATGTATTGCGTGCCACAGGCAAGCGGCGAGGGCGATTACTGGGAGTACTGGAAGAGAGCCAGCGGGCGTACAACACCTTGCGCACAATGGCAGACATATCCAGAAATGATTACATATGCTATAGAAAATCACAATTCAGCGCAGAGCGTCCGCTTGCGTAGCGCTTATCGTGGCGCCTCGTACAATGCGTGGTACGTGAACTCGAGCGGCTACGCCACCACCTACTACGGCGCGTACGACTCTATGCGCTGCGCTCCCGCTTGTGCAATTACGGGGGCACCCGTAGCAAAATAACGCTAATGCCCTGCCGACGCCTCGGCGGGGCTATCAAAGCGGAAAACGAAAATATAAAAGAAAGGACAAGCGCGACGTGTCAGTAAACGAGAGCGAAAGAGGCAAAGGAAAATTTGACGTACTTATAAAGGCGAACGACTTAGCGGTATATACAATAAGAATTACAAAGAACCCTAAAATATTTCTGCCAGAGTATCAGACGGCATTAACAAATGACATCATACACACGGCAAAAGAAATATTTACGAAAGCGTGGACAGCAAACAATATAAGAGTAGGCGACGAGCCGCGTAACTGGCTCGCGCGTAAAAAGCTACAGCAAGAGGCAGCCAGAGAGTGCAATAACTTACTTGCGCTTATACAAATGGCTAAACCTCTATACCACTTAACAAGCAAAAGGGTTAAGTACTGGGGACAAAAGACCATAGAAGTACGCCAAGCGTTGCGAGACTGGAACGCAGGAGACACAAAGAGGTACGGAAAACTAGAATAGATAGCAGCGCCGCAAGGCGATACTATAAAAGGGTTGTAGGCTAAACGCAGAACGTCCGCTTGCGTAGCGCTAATCGTGGCAACTCGTACAATACGTGGTACGTGAACTCGAGCGGCAACGTCAACAACAACAACGCGAACAACTCTATGCGCTGCGCGCCCGATTGTGTTATACAATTAGTCACACGGCAGCCCCGTAGGAGCTGCGCACTATATTTTAATTGCACAAGGAGCCGAATACCCAGCCGCAAGGCTAAACAACGCTGCGGCGATACAAACAGCTTGCGAGCTGCGCGTTATACACGTCGCGGGACTTATAAAATGAATGACGATATTAAAGAGAATATCGAAGAGAATATTATAGGCTTTGACGCCCTCTATAGCTCAATGGAGAAATGCAGAAAAGGCGTTATCTGGAAAGATAGCGTAGCACATTACTACTTAAACGGGATAGAGGAAACACTTAAGCTAGAGGAGCAGCTTAAGACGGGCACATACAAAGAGAGAAAGCCAGTACAGTTTACAATAATGGCGCCAAAGAAAAGAGAAATAGTTAGCATAGCTTTTAGAGATAGAGTAT